CCGAAAGTTATTCTACTTATTGCCATTGTGAGTTTCCGCTAGATATATTTGACCAAGTTGTTACTGTTGGTGTTGTTCCTGTCCAAGTCTCTGAGCCTGCCGATGCAACAGTCCATACTGTCGTACTAGGTGCTATACCTGTCCAAGCCTCTGTTCCTGCTGTCTCGCCTGTCCAATTATCGCCTAATATTCTGCCTAGGCAACTTACTGTAGAAGTGTTAGAAACAGAACCTAAAGCAGAAAATACTGCGTTTGCATAACACGCTATGTTGGCTAATGCGTTAACACTAGCGTTGCCAGAAAAGTCTACATTGCCAAATGTACTAACTGTGGTTACACATAGAATTTCACAATTTGCTAGTCTTTGTCTAATTGCATCTGCTGTTATTGTTGCACTAGCAGATATAGAACCACTAAAGTCTCTTATTCTGATACAACTTGAGTTTACTGAAGCTGTACTAGTAATACTAGCATCAGCAAGCCGAAGTCTAATCGCGCTACTAACTACAGAACAAACACCATCTATAGATGCGCTTGCCTCTGTAGCGGTTACATCACCTACACAATATCCTGTATCCCAATATCCATATACGACATATTGGTCTGCAAAAGCCATCAGCAGTCCTCTGCACCAGCATAGTCGCTATAAGTCTTTAGAACCTCATAAATGGCTGGGATTAGGTCACCTTTTAAATCTTCCATGTTGATGTAGTGTGCGTTTTCTTTGACTGTAGCCATGTTGCCATGTCTTGCTGACTCGTCATAATGAATAGCCACTTGGACTTGGAGTTGGTCTTTAGTACCAAAGAAGTTAGTGATTCTAGCGTAGGCTTGTGGGGCTGGTACGCCAAATTGGGTTTGAACGGGTAATCGTAGTGCCATGTAAATCTCCTTAGTAAGTCATTTCTGTTGTGGTTGCCAAATATTCCTCAAACTGGGACTTAGTATTATTGCCAAAGCCGTAGTTTGTATGAAAAGCAATATGATGTCTATCGCATAAAGTAACACCATTATCTACATCAAAACGCTTTTCAGGGAATATGTTAAATCCGTCTAGGTGGTGGGCAATCATTACTTTTTGGCGAGTGTTACATACTTTGCATAAGTTTTTATCTCTAGACCAAACAGCAATGCGCCATTCTGCGTATTCAACAGATTGCCTAATTTGCTCTGATTCTGTAACTTTACGCTGTTCAGGCGGTAACCAAAACGGGCTATTTTCGCCACGATAATATTTGGCAGCACACCCTCTACATCTTTCGTAACCTTTAGCACTAACCAACTTTGTGCAATCAATACATTTAGGCAAGCCACCTTTCCAGCTTGGGCTATTTTCACCACTTCTTGGTGGGTATTTAATATCGCCATAAGTAATGTGTTTTGGCTTAAATGGTATTCCAAGTCTTACAAAACAACGATGAATACCTCTAGTGCTGCAAGGTATTAATTTTGCAATTTTAGCCAAAGATAAGTTGTCGTCAAAATACCTAGCCTCTAACCATTCTTTATCTCTGGTTAGATGGGCGTTGGGACAAGTTAATCTTGTCTTATATGGTTTTGTTACAACCCTAGTTTTTCTCATCAGTAAGTCATCTCCACAGTAGAAATCCTAGCAACTGTCCTAATAGTCGTTGCCGCTTGCCCTGTAAATGTAATTCGTAATCCACCATTAGTCGTATCGGCTGTTACTGCTATATCCCATGTCGATGCACCAGCATCAGCATAAGTAGAAGTTACTGTAGGAACTCCAACTAAAGCTGTAGATGCCGCATTAGCACCACGCTTGATAACCCCTTCAATAGTCCAGCCTTTAGCATCGCCACCGCCAGTAACACCTGATATAACTTCACCTCTAAAGAAGTAAGCAGAGTTATTAGGTAGGATTACTTGGTTTGTTGTTCCTGCGGCTGATGAACTAGAAGTTAATGCTGTTGCAGTTGCATCTGTGGTTTCTTTTGCAAGCACTAATAAACCAGCTTGAGAAACGCCAGCGGCACTTGCTATAGACCTATCAGAAGTTCCTAATATTGTATATCCAGTAATTCCTCTTGTAGTTGCAAAAGTACCGCCAACAACTGTGCTTCTAGCCCCAGAAGCCGTATTATTATTACCACCCCCAACAGCAGAAGATGTTGCATTACTTACATTAGCATAACCGCCACATACTACTGAAGAAATGCCAGATGCAATATTTCCACCTACACCCCCACCAAAAGAACCACCGCCACCAATAAATGATGCTTCGCCAGATGCTACATTTTTCCAACCGCCCGCTACCGCACTCCAATCCCCACTAGCCACATTCCTATTAGCCGCAGTACCAGCATCACCACCCCCGCCAATGAAGCTATAACTACCTGTAGCTTGGTTATTACCACCGCCTACTACTACTCCATGAGGGGTAAAGAATGATAGGGTTGATGTAGATGAACCTGATGCGTTTTGGGAAAGGGTAAGGCTTGTTCCTGATATGGCGGCTACATAGGTGTTTGTGGCAATGCTTGTTCCTGATACATATTGACCTACTTTAATGTTAGCGTTACTGCCTGACAATGTTACGGCTGTAGTAGCGTTCATTGTGCCACTTTGAGTAGTTACGGCAGAATTGGATGTCGTTGAGTTTTGATTGCCACCACCAACAAATCCAAAATAACCGCTTGCCGTATTACTGTTTCCACCCGCAATTGCAGAATAAATGCCTGATGCACCATTACTTCCCCCACCGCCAACAAAACTTTGTAATGCACTTGCTAAATTTGATGCACCGCCACTAACTGCTGAGGATGAACCAGTTGAGCCATTGTTTGAACCACCCGAAACAGTTGCAGAACTTGCACTAGCAACACGAGTAGCTAAAGTTCTAGTAGTCTGCCAATCAACAGCATTAGCACCCCTAGCATTACCACCAGTAACTCCTGAATCAGTAGCTTGTGCTTGGATTGCTCCTGTTCCTGCTGGTTGTAAATATAACGCACCATTAGACAGTAAACCTATTTCAGATACTCCTGAGAATGATAGAGTAGGAGTTCCGTAAACTGCGGTTGTGGTTGTGGGGATGTAGGTGTTAGCGGTTGAGCCTAGTTCTAGTTGTGCGCCCCAAGCAAAAAATGTGCCATCAGCATTACCAAGAATTAAAACTGTGCTAGTTGTTGATGAGCCGTATGTTATTGTTGCCGTAAGTCTTACCCAAGAACCAGCAGTTGTAGTTGTTGAACTAACAACACTTCCTGTTGAGTTATCTCTCAGTCCAATGCTACAAGTAGTAGCAGTTCCTAATTTAACATAGCAAGAAGCAGTATAAGTAGTACCACTAACAATATTAGTAGAACCACTTCTTGTATTGTTGCCTCCAAATGTTAAATTAGATGCGCTTGTTATTGTGCTTGCTGTTGTTGTTAAATCAGGGGCTACTGCACTATTTTGCGTGCTTGTTGCTGTTCCCGAATTAACCCAGCTAGTACCACCAATTCCTTGAGAATTGAATATTAAATTACTTCCAGTACCCCGTAACACTCCTGTCTGTCCTGAAAGGGTAGTAGCATTAACAGTAGATGGGGTAGTAGCACCAATAGTAGTGCCATTGATTGTGCCGCCTGTGATGGCAGCAGATGTCTTTTCTACTTTATCTGTGTTGAGATTAGTAAAATTAGCATCTACTTCTACATGGGTAAGCGGAGAGCCTTTACCAGCTCTGGTAACAATAGTAGACATATTAGGCTAGGGTAACTGATAGATTACCGATTGCGATCTTAAATACATCTCCTGTTTCGATTGTTTTAGAACTGTCTAGTGCTGTATGGTAGTACAGATTACCGCTTGTGCTTGCATCCAAAATGCCGATATGGCTTACTGTTCCCCAAGTTGATGTGCATTGTGGGAACTCTACCGCAGCAGAGTTTGTAGATACACCATTACTAGGTGCGCCAAAGGTTACTGATTGGCGAGCATACGATCCACCACTTACCTCTGTGCCTGATCCAGCATCTGTTGGGTCTGCTGTGTATAGACCAACATAGACTGTTGCAGGGGAGGTAAATGTAGTAGCCCTAAGAGTTGCATTAATAAGTGCATTCTCTAGGTAGTTTGACATTTCAGCCATGGTATTTCCTTATCGTGATGTAACGCGCATTTGTAATGGCACACCAGAATACTCGCTATTTTGGTCTGCATCGGATATGTTTTTGATTGCTCTGTCGTACAAGGTTGCCCATGTCTGACTTCTTGCATCGTTAATGAGATATGGCTCTGCTTCTAAAAGAGAGGCATAGAGGAGAGCATCTGGATAATTAGCAAGAAATACATTGCTTGCATTACCAGTAGACAATACAGTAGGTTTAGCATAATAAAGGATCTCCAATGTATATGCTGTGTCTGGCTTTGGTGCTAACTCAAACTCGCTTGCCAGGATTGTGTAATAAATTGGTTTGCCACTCTCATCTGCTGGAGCATCCCTGGTAAACAGACTAGGAGACATATAGGTAACAGGGTATCTTGGGTTGCCTTGGATATGCAAATCACGAATCTCTAAGAAGTCTGTAGGTAAGGCTACTTTTCCATCACCACTTACTGTTAGTGCTGTAGCTGACTGCAACATCTGCCGAGTGCGTAGGTCTCTTGCCATGCGTAGCTCTGCAAAGCTAATGAAGTCGGGGATAACCGATGTTAAGTCTGATCGACCTAAGTAGTTAGCCACCGATGCTTTGAGATCGGTATAGTTTGTGTAAGCCATAATTTCCTAATCTTTTGGTATTTCGATGTTATCCCAACCATAGACATACTGCCCAATATGTTTAATTCCTTTGGATAGATCGTGATCTAGCCAAGTATCAAATCCTGCATCCTTTGCTTTTATGCAAAAGTAAATATCCTCGCCCAATATCTTATTATTGCCGAGTTGCTCAAAGTAGAAATAGGGTTCTTCCATCTCCTTAAATACTTTGGTCTTAACTAGCATTACTCCACACCCAATGCCATCTGCTTTCTCAATTCCAGATCTAGCATTGGAATAGATCGGCAGCCAATCTACGGACTGATCTTCATTAACAATAAAGTTCTTAGCTGTCGGTTTGACAGGTTCAGATCGTGTAGTTGCGTTGACCCCGATAATATCTTTATCGTGAGCCATCAATATTTTTAAGGTATCTTTTGGAAACCGCATATCTGCATCTACAAATAGTAGATAGTCTGCCTTTATTTCTAAGGCTGTTTTTACTAGGCTATTACGCTGATCAAATATTAGCGTTCCAGCACTCGTAAACAGGTCTATATCGTGTTTTGTGGTCTTAATGGTATACGCACACATTGCTACTAAATCAAACGCTGTAGCGACCTCCATTTGCCCTCTAGCAGGGATACAAATAGCAATCCTCATACCTCACCCCCTCTTGTCCTAAATACCCTGTTATCAGGGTCGTTTAGCCACTTTTTTAGGGCTTTAGGATCTTGGATATGAAAGCCTCGCATAATGCCTTTGGCATTGAGGTCATTAATAATCGCTAGGGGTAATTCTGCTATCTTGTTCTTAGGGTCAAATACTTCGCCTGACCATCCTGTCTTGCCAGGGTTTTGGTTGTACTGTTGTTTAGTATGCTCTGCAAACTCAGTTAAATCGGTTTGAGAGTGAATGATAATTCCACCATCGCCATCCGAATGAATTGTTCTTACTTCACCATCGACCACATCTAGTAGTTTTTTCAAATCTTTATCCACCTTTCAGGAACAATATCTGTAGAGTCTAGCCCATTGGTAAACCACCGGCTAGGTGCTACTACCTTCCCATTGCCAAGCCAAGCACCCCACCAGCCGAATGAACTATTCGCTATGATATGGTTTTTGAAGCTCGAAAGCAATGCTAAGTCTTGTCCTGGTGCAGAGCAAGGCATCACATGGTTAGCCCATGTTAGGTTCTCTGCACACCAGTTTGGATCATCTGAAAACACTACAAATTTATGGTCAGGAAAGGCTTTAATAGCCTCCCTGTAATACTCATCTCCGAGTTGGGCAAACACATCGGGCAAGGCTAAATAATCGCCTCTACGGACTGTTACTGCGACCCAATCGCTAGGAATATCGGACTTAGGAAGTCTGAACTCTTTACGAATCTCATCTTCTATATTATTAAAGTATTTCTCTGTCTGCCAGTAGCCCACCATCATTCCTGATTGGGTGATCTCTTGGTAGCTATGCTGTTTTTCCTTTATCGGCTCTGCAACATTATTCGTTACATGAAACGATATAGGGAAAACCCCTAGTTCGTACTGTCTGTTCTTGTTGTCTTGATAAAAAGTAGTATTCAACTCTAGGGTTTCTCCTAGTGTCTTAGCTACTGCGTATCCTGCTGCGTATTGGAACATCTGGTTGCCCAGACCTCCCATAATGTAAACGATCATAGAAAAGAGGGTAGATTTTGTCTACCCTCTATTCTACTTATTATCTACCTAATATCAAGCAGATAAGTCAAATGCACCGCCATGAGCAGCTTCATTGCGAACTTCGAGGGTCAATTCAGCCAAGATTTGTTTCTTGTCTGCATCGCCAACTTTTGCAATGTCGTTGGTCTGGAATGGGCGCAAGTAAGCCAATGCTGCATACTCAGGATCGAGTACGAGGGCATCACGAGTACGCATAAAGCGGTTAGGAACGATCTGCAATACACCAAAGTCGGACTGATATAAATCAGCACCAGCTAGGATGGTTGCTTGACCATTCGTAGGTACTTGATAGCGTTGTGCAGCCAAGCCAGTAAAGCCTGATACTGTCTGCTTGAGAGCAGGCGATACCATCAATACGGAAGGTGTGCCACCGCTTACGAATACCTTGCTGATAACATCTTTGAGGATGGTCTCAGTAAAGGTGCGAGTTGTACCATCGGTACGAACTGAAACACCAATAGTTGTTGGATCAACACCAGCAGTCGTGCCAGCCGATTTGTTTGTATTTGTCTTAATGAAAGACAATAACGAACTCATCTTACGAGCAGTTGAACCTGAAGTTCCTGCTGCTTGAGCTTGGTTAGCACTAATGATGGTCTCAATGTCGCGCTTGATTTCAGCAGAGGCTTTAGCCAACTGATAAGCCATCTCAGACTTACGACCAGCAAGGTCAGAAGCCAAGAGAGTGCCAGAAACCATAACAGTCTTACCAACGATCTGTGTAAGGTTGTTAAGGCGAGTTGTTGGAGTGATGGTTGCTTCAGAAGCAGATGCACCTTCTACTAATGCGTTAGAAGTGGTAGCTGCTGCAAGAGCATCCGTTTGCCACTCATGGCTTACCGATGTTGCTTTGGTTTTGCCAATGGATGACATGATTGGGGTGTCGGTAGGGCTGATGTCATAAATAACATCGGTTAAGTCCTCACGCGCACCAATTGCGGTGTAGCGATCATATGCTGCCATGATTTAATTCCTTTATAAAAATCGTTCAAATAAACGAACCGCATCTTTTTTATTGCCAGATTGGCGTAATACGGCTCTCTCTTTTTTAAATGTTTCATTGTCGGAACTCTGCGGATTAGATGTTCCTGGTCGAATCGTCTTAGGCGCATTGGCTACCTTCTTAGAAGTAACACCTTTGCCTGCCATCAACTTATCGTACTGTGCTGCTTTATAGAGGGCTAGTACAGCGCGACTATCGTAAACCTGAGACAACTCTTGGTCGGTAAATCCTTGAGACTTAGCGTAATTGCGAATATCTCTACGGACTACTTCGGCTTTCACATCATCCTTAAACTCTGGAATAGCCTCTACAAGTTTTGCCTGCTCTGCTTGGATATGCTTTTGCAACTGTGCCTGAGTGTAGGACTGCTGTTCTTGTTGAACTCGCTGTCTTTCAATCTGCACCGCTTGCAATTGCTTATCTCGTTCCATCTTCTCTGCCATAGCGACTGCATAAGCAATAGGATCTTCTGCCTTTAACTGCGACAGATCTTCTCCTTGGTTTTGCTGATGTAACAGTTGCTCGATGACTTGGAGTCGTTGGGCATATGTTTCTCTAGTCTGTGCTGCTTCCGCAATCTTTACTCGATCAGCCTCTACAGCCTTTCGTTGTTCCGCTAAAGATTGGGTTTTCTTCTGATAATCGGCAGTCCTACTGTAACCATTCAAAAGTTCATCAAGGCTAACTTCCACTTCTTCACCAGAGACTTTAACTCGGTATTTAGGGAGTTCCTCTACAACTTCTTCTTGGCTCTCAGCTTCTTCTGCACTTACATCTTGCTCCTCGGACTCGGCAGAATACTCTGCCTCACTAGGTTCTGGTTGGGCTTTCGCCTCCTCCGCTTGTGGCTCAAGAAAAGACATAAATGCATTAGCTGCACCTGATACAGAATTGTCTACACTCCCTTGGGGGTTGGTGTTTTCACTCATTTTCGACCTCTATGGTTGTTAAAAAACCTTTACTCGCTTCTTTTCAATTTCGCCATTGTGTGCGATTGATTGAATCGATGCTTCAAATTCTTCTAGTGCCTTTAGTTTGACTAAGGCTCTTTCTCTGCCTTCTACATCATGCTCGGCAGAACTAAAGATATATGACTTGAATGAGTCTTTCTGAGCCTGTAATAGCCCTTGGAAAAACTCATCACCTAATAATGTTTTAGCTCTATCAGTAGCGTTCATCCAGGTATCCTGACATCCCCTGTGAGTTTAGCTCCTACTTGTGCTGCTTTTAACTGAGCCTCTGCTTGGAACTCTGCTGTCTTGAGTTCTAGGTTAGCTGCTGCTTTCTCTCTTTCCAATTGGATAGAGGCTTGTGCTTTCGCCTTGGCAATCTCAATCTCGTTGATTGCTTTGGCTCTGTCTGTTTCGATCTGTGCCTGTGCCTGTTGCATCATCATGTCTAACGCAGGGTTAGGTTGTGCTTGAGGTGGCTGTGGCTGAGACAACTGTTGGTCTAACTCTGGTGGAATCTCCTTGAAGAACTCCATTGAGTCTTTGTACCCTGCTGCCTCGATAAACTTACCAAGAGTGTTGCGATACTGACCAACGCTTACTAACGGATTAGCAAAGCCTTGGGTTTGTAGAATCTGCTCTTGCTTTTGCATAACCATCGCTGCCATAGCCATCTTCTGATCTTGGCTACCTGTGCCTAGACCGACATTGACTGTTACATCGTAGTTGTTCTTCCACTCTCTTGGGTCAATAGAGACATACTTGCCTCGTAAACGAATGACTCTTGGTTTGTCCTGATACTTTAGGATCAAGTGGAAAATGCCACTAAATAAGTCTTTTACACCTGTATCGGCAAAGATTCTAGCAATCATCTCTATGCGACCAGAGCCTGCTTGTTGCATTGCTGCAATCGCTGTAGCTGTGGTGTTTTGTAGAATGTTAGGATCGATACCCTGACTTGTCTGTGTAACACCTGAACGCTTTTGCAATACTTGATCCATGTAGTCAAGCATTGGGAAAGACTGTGATGCTGTTGCCGGTACAGATAATGCTTGAACTGCACCTTGAGACTTAATCCGCACTACACCACCAGGCGAGGTGGTTAGTAGGTCATCTAGGTTTACTTGTCCGTCTAAGGCTGTAACCCTTGGCATATTCGTAAGATACAGGTTATCTAGGATTTGACGAGTAATCGTAGACTTGATAAGCTGTATGTCCATTGCTCTGTCGGCTAGACTCTGACCAAAGAATTTGTGTGGCATAGGAATAGGGCAGATGCTTGCAAAGGGAATATGATCTGTTTCCTCGTTGTCAATAATCTGATCGCCTGCATAGACTACCTTGCGGAGTTCTGCAATCCCATCACCATCAAAGTCGGTACGAATATAGCACTCGAACAACTCTACTTCTTGCATCGTAAAGTCTAAGCTCTGTGTCTCGTCTGGCATCTCGCCTGCGCTGTACCTTGCTACTCTTTCAGGAGTATATGTAAGGTCGTTGTACGCTGGCATCTTGTCCACTTGTTTCTGTGGGTAGCCCATAGCGATTAAGTCTGAACGAGTCTTGACTGTGCGATGTGCTACGAATCTAGCAGTCTTGAGGCTCTTATCGCGCTTGGCAATTAAGAACTCCTCTGGTGGCACATTCTCGATACAGACCTTGCCGACTTCTTTTTTCTTCTTGATGACTACATTGTAAGAAAGGATAGGCATACCCATTGGGTCTATGCCGACTTCCTCGGTCTCTTGGCTGATTAACTCCATCTCATCATCTGCGAACATGAGAGTAAGTTCTTCTGCGTTTAGTCCTTTGTATTCTTCCTTAGTAGGATCTTCGCTATCTTCCCACCAATACTTAACGATTCCATTCTTTTGTAGAAGTGCATCCTTCATCCAGTTATGCATGAGGATAACGCCATCGTTATCGTTAAAGAACACATAGTTTGTCAGTTCAGTAGCTTGCTTGGCAAACTCCTCGTCTCCTGGCATCCTTGGCTCGAATCGACCTAACTCGTCTGATCCAGTAAAGATACGCATGAGTTGAGGTAATGCGCCATCTACGACCTCAGCTACTTCGCCTGTTACGATCTTAGAACGACCATCTATCTCGTTCCCATACTCGTAACGATTGTAGTAGTTAATCGCCTTTGTGCGTTGCTCTACTGTTTCGGTCTCTACATAGCCGATAGCATCGTCTATCTCTGCTTCGAGAATGACCTTTAGTTTTTGTTCATCCATTTATACGATCCATGAAGTTTTTACTGTTA